TCCTTCACGGTAATACGCATTTAACTATCGTTTAATTGTTGTCACATAGGATTCTGCCGTTTTTAACAATGCAGGATAATAAGATGAAAAAAATGTTGTTTTCTGCCGCTCTGGCAATGCTTATTACAGGATGTGCTCAACAGACGTTTACTGTTGGAAACAAACCGACAGCAGTAACACCAAAGGAAACCATCACCCATCATTTCTTCGTTTCGGGAATTGGACAGGAGAAAACTGTTGATGCAGCCAAAATTTGTGGCGGCGCAGAAAATGTTGTTAAAACAGAAACCCAGCAAACATTCGTAAATGGATTTCTCGGTTTTATTACTTTAGGCATTTATACTCCACTGGAAGCGCGTGTGTATTGCTCACAATAATTGCATGAGTTGCCCATCGATATGGGCAGCTCTATCTGCACTGCTCATTAATATACTTCTGGGTTCCTTCCAGTTGTTTTTGCATAGTGATCAGCCTCTCTCTGAGGGTGAAATAATCCCGTTCAGCGGTGTCTGCCAGTCGGGGGCTGGTTGCATTATCCACGCCGGAGGCGGTGGTGGCTTCACGCACTGACTGACAGACTGCTTTGATGTGCAACCGACGACGACCAGCGGCAACATCAGCGCGCAGAGTTTCATTTTCAGCTTTCGCATTGGCTAATTCTCTCGAGTACTTTGCATCGAGTGCAGCAACATCACGCTGACGCTGCTGCATGTCAGCGATGGTGGCGATCGACTGCTTCAGCTCACTGACTTTTTTATCACGCTGTTCTTTGTAGGCGATGGCGTTATCACGGTAATGATTGACCGCCCACGACAGGCAGACGATGATGCAGATAACCAAAGCATAAATAATCGCGGCGACTCTGCTCACTGCTCTATCCCCCAACAGGCTAATGCGCTTTCCTGGTCACGACGAATAACCTGTCCATAGCAGTTATTTGAACGTATGCGGCAATCGCGCCCACCATCTTTTATCCACCAGCGAATCGCCTCGCATGCGCCCTTACGATCACCGGCATTCAGCCGCTTATAAAACGTCGACGGGAAACACTTACCGGGGCCAATGTTATAGGGACAGAATGACGCTATACCCGCTTTTTGTGGTTCGGTCAGTAGTACTTTAATATTGCGCTCCACCCATGCCAGCGCCTTATCACGCTCAATGGCGTTGACCTGGTCGCATTTTTCCTTCGACAGTTTCATACCGGGAAAAACGGGTTTTCCATCCACTATCGTGGCACCCCGACAGATGGTCCAGATGCCGGACCCATCGCGGTATGCCGTTGTGTGGTTACCTTCTTTTTCATCCAGAAACTGGTCGAGAATATCAGGCGCGGGCGCACCGACGGCAATCAGTGCCAGAACGGCAGCCGACAGGCCGTATCTGATTTTTGCGTTCATGGATATTTATCAGGATTTATCGGTTTCTGCCCACGGACAGGTTTATCTGTTCCGGTCAGTGACTTAAGGTTGTGATTCCGGAGGAGTCTTCAGAGAACCAGTAATTCTTCCCGGTAGCTTTCCTTTGTAGGTTATCCATACATTCTGCGCCTCTAAAATTACGGGGCGCTTTTCCGGCGACTGCTCATCCCCTTCACATAACCCGGCAGCAACATCCAGGAAGACCTGTCTGATGCTCATTCTGGCTGCTGCCTCATAAAACTCCAGCGCGGCACCTTCAACACGGTCCAGCGAGATGTCCAGGTCAAAAATTTCACCGTCAAAGCGTTTTTTGTCCCGCAACGCTAAAGTTACCGTAACTTTATTCTCAAAATTGCGGATCCCTTTCACAATCAGTTCATAGTTTTGAGTCATTGAATTACTCTCCCCGTGCCGCCTTACGACGGTCCTCTCTGATTTTGAAATACAGGTTAGTCAGATATGTCAGCAGCCCAAACAGCAGACTCCCCAGCACGCCTATTGCCGCCCACTGAGACGGGGAAACCCTGTCCAGCAACTGCAGGAACCAGTAGCCCGTTCCCACCGCTGACGTGGTGTATGACACACCTGTTGTGATTTTTTCCATCTGGTCCATACCCCGTCTCCCGTTATCCGGAAGCTGACAACAATAAAAAAGCCACCAGTTAACTACTGATGGCTCTGATAACTCATGCAAGCGTCTCAGACGATCCACTGACACTACCGGTGAGTTTAACGATACCTTCCATTTGACTGGCTCACTTTTTATGATGATGCCGGTGTATTTATCTCCAGCACCAGACTTTCTATCTCAACGCCATACGTTGCATTTTTGGTAATATCCGTCAGCGTCAGTGCATTTAGTCCCACTGCCAGACCGTCTTTTATGGCCTGGAATGCCGGGCCAGTACGATGACGTAGTATCACTCCGGCTCAGTTGCACCACTGACCACCACATCACCTTCTGCTGCAATCGCCTGCATCAGGGTATAAGGGGTTATGGCCACCGGACTACCAAACGGCTGCCAGCCCTCTTTCAGTTTATGTGTCAGCTTTTCCGCAAGATCTGACGGCGCCGCCGCCCTGACAACATCATAGTGTTTAAATGCCATGGTTCTTTCCACCATCTGAAAAATAATTCTTTAAAATACCTGACATGTAATACAGAAAAAACACAAAACCATACCTTAAATAAAAACTTGATTATCAAGCAGATATGCATGGATAAACTACAAGACGAGATATAAACCACCCTGCATTTAAATAAACAATAAACAACATCAGAAAAATAATTCTGCTCTATGGTTTACATTCAAAAATATCATTTATACTTTTCAGAACATCACCAGCAAGGCATAAACAAGGAAACTAAATGAAGTGGATTGTGATTGATACAGTTATCCAGCCATCATGCGGAATATCTTTTTCAGTCATATGGAGTAAAGTAAAATTAATAATCTGGTATCAATCGGATGCTTTCTTACCTCCTGAAAGTATATTTACACTGACTCACACAGGTATCATGCTCAATAACAAAGTGCTACCTGTAACCATTTACAACGTAGTACCATTCAATAAAACATTCTGGAATTTAATCAAAAACAGCCAGGAATGCCCTACAAATACAGATAACGTATTGAATGAATGCTTTAATAACCGTTGCATTCTGCAAATATGTCCTTATGGACTAAAACAACAAAGTCCATAAGGAGTTTACTCACATCTGACAAAATCAATATAAACAGCCCCTCCGGAGAGGGGCTGGAGAGTGGCGCTATGTGCCATTGCATGGTGCCGGGTGCCTCCCGGTGAATTCAGTACCAGCACCTGAATCCGCGATTATCCCATATACCTACTCGCTGATTGCCCCTCCGCACAGGGGGATTCACCATGCCAGTTTCTTTTAACAAACTCCCCGCAAACCAGACAACAGTCAACCGCCTGAATTGTGAAGTATTTAAAAATTTCTCCCGCTAACTGATACCCGGCTAACAGTCTGGCGTTTTCTTTTTCAGCAACGGGAAAGCAACAACCACCACACCCGCCACCAGCACACTGTCAGCCAGCACTGACATTATCCGGCTGCTGCAATGCCATTCACAAAAACAGTAAGCAATCACTTTTTACCGTAACAGGTGATAATCCAGATATGTATCTACCCCAGATGAGTAATCCGAAGTTCATCCATACCACAGGTCCTGGCTATTCTGTTGTACTCCTGAACAAGAGCAAATAATTCTGAATTAGCAACCATGAACTCATCGCAAACCCTCTGTATAGCATCACTATTCAGAATAATAACGTCTCTTCCCGAAAGACGATCAGGAGCACAGAACAAAACTGTCAAACGGCTGAAGGCCTTTGCTCGTGCTGCATTGACTATATCAATACGCTGCCTAAGGATGAAACACCCCGACGCCTCATCAATATTCACTCTACCCACACCATATGAATGATAAATATTTAATGCTGAAAAAACCATTAGACCGTATAACAAACACTCAATCAATACTTAACAGAACTTTTATTTTTGACAAACATATTATGTTTTCAACAATATCCTGAGCCAGGTATATTCCAGTATAAGGCTCTGCCGGAAGGAATCTGGAAGAATGAATATGGCGCGCTGTACTGGATTCGAACCAGTGACCGATTGCTTAGAAGGCAATTGCTCTGTCCGGCTGAGCTAACAACGCTGAATACCGATAATGGACCGCCATCGGGGACCCGCCCCCGCACCAACAACCCTGTTATCGTGTCGTCTGCTCTTCCTGATAAGCTAATGGCGGTTTGTGATGGTGGCCCTTGCTGGATTTGAACCAGCGACCTGGCGATTATGAGTCGCTCGCTCTCACCACTGAGCTAAAGGGCCGGGAGCAGAATAATAACGGTCCGTAATTAATTCCGCAATAAAAAACCCGCTCGGCGGCGGGTTGTAGAAACTCTTCTAACGTCAGGCATAAAAAGCCCATCATTATGACGAATTTACCACAGATTCCGGAAAAATCAACCTTGTTACCTAGTTACCTTTTTTAACTGCCGCTCAGCCCATGCTTCTTCAATATCAAACCGGGTCACCAGCGCATCATAGAATTTCTTAACTGTTTTTTCCCATGACGCGCGTGTTATCTGGTTTGTCACCTCGCATATAGCATTAAATGCCTCCGTTGATGGTAGTCTTTCATAGCCACGACCACCACAACGCTGGCAGTCTCTGATAACAGGCATACCACGTTTTACCGACTCTTCACGGTGAATGGCGACACCACGCCCACGGCAATCCTTACAGGCGGTGGAAACCTCACCCTTTCCGCCACACTCCGGACAGGCAACTTTTACCACCTCCCTGACTTTTTTCCATTCTTCCCAGTAAGACGGATACACACCTTTCGTACACTTTGCCCATACCGGCGGCTTACCATCCGGATACTGGACCTTGTTTGTAAAAACTATGCTTTCAATAAATTTTTCCCCATAGCAACAAGGGCACTGCTTTTTACTCGCTGCGCTGCGGGCATAATCCTCAAAAGCGTACGAAGCCATAATGCGCATCACTACCGGTTTTATTTCTGCCGGAAGTTTTCTCAACGCCGCCACACGATCGCACCGACTGAGTGCATAATCTGCCAGTAATTCTGTTGCCCGCGCCCTGTCATTCATACTGATGCCCATTTTCCCCAGGAACGCAGAAAAACCCATCTCAGCCCGATTCTGTGTCATGCCCTGCGCGGCCATCACATCAGTGATACTCAGCGCATCTTTTGACGTTGAGGCCGATGCATCGGTCAGGCCAGGGGATTTTGGGGAGTAGTATTTCGGTAAATCTTCCAGTTTCATTTTTTGACCTGCTCTTAATGCATTATGGGGTAAATCTTCACCCCCAGACGTCCACCAGATACTGGCTGACCACGAACGATATTGATTTCATCAAACTGCTCATCGTCCATTAACACTCCCGCATGCGTCAGCGCATCCAGCGGTGCTTTCAGGATATTGTCCAGGTCGCGACGACGCTTATCCGGTGGCTCTGCAATCACCTTTATCGCCAGCCTTCCGGACAGGTTTAATTTCAGCCGCTGCTGGCGAACAATTAGCACCACATCACGGCGATAACGCTTTCCGGCCTCCGAGATGAAATACGTATTGCCATGACGTCGCCAGTAGGTATTCACCGTCGGCGGGTAAGGCAAAACAAATTCTATGCGTTCAGTCATTCATGCTTTCCACTTCAGGACACCCGAATTTCTCGCGTGCATTAAAAAACGAATCAGCAACAACAGCTGGCTGCCGTGTTTTTCTTCAAAATCTTTTACCCCGGCGTGCAGTTCGTTATGACATTTACGGCACAGCGGAATAACAAACAAATCATCAGCCTTTGTTCCCATACCTCCCAGGCCATGACCAATGATGTGATGCGGATCATCTGCCTGATTACCGCACGTCATGCATTTCTGCGTTTTTACCCAGCGCGTGTATACAGGCATCTCTTCCCGTTGTGGTTTCTGGCGCTGGAGATACTGAGCCGGAGACTCCGGATCAACGGCGATGCTTACTAACGTCTTTTCCTGGAGTGGGGGCTGTTGCTGGTGGACGTGAAGTGGCAGCGCAATATTTTTTGTGCGCTGCTTCAGTATGCTGGTGGCAGTCTGTTCTCCCGGTACGATGTCACTCTCACGGTATACGGAGCGGATTTTTTCCACCGGTAATCCCAGTGAACGACACAATACAGACTCCGGAAGCGCATCAGCCACCTGATTGCAGACCGCCCACCAGGATAATTCGGCCAGCGATAACTCCCTCTCCTGCGTACCGCTGATTGCGTGACGGATGACGTCAATCATCCATGCTGACAAGTTTTGGTGAGCAAGTTGCTCAAGTGATTCTGAGGTCTGGTCACGCAACTGGTTGTCGCAGTGCCAGCACAACACCATTGCGCCGGTACCATAACGGTGAATGACGGTTTCACTGTGGTGATAATCACCGTGTGGCCACTGGCAGGATTTAATATGGCGCAACAGCCAGTCAGACAGTGCACCAGCGCCGCCAGCAGCACGAATCACACGCTCATTGCTGAAAAATGGCAGTAATGATTTATCCTCCGCCAGCGGCTGGCGAACGGCAGGGACGACTCCGGATGGCAGGCCGCACATGCTTTTCGGTTCCGGCTCCACCAGCACTCGAGGATTATGAAATATCTGTATGGATTCACGGCCCGGCTTAAGGACCACCAGCCCAAGCTCAGGCACCAGAACAGGTCTAAGTAATACCCGCACGTTACCTCCAGATCCGTTGCTGGAAAGTGCGGGACGGACGTGGTGGGCGTTCGGAATAAGGCAGCCTGACAGAGATTATCCAGTGCCGATAGTCGAGACTGAGAGCTTTCTTAACCTCGAACCCGCGCCTGCGGTAAGAATGAATCAGCCATTCGGCCTGTTCTTCAGTACATGGTGGGTGTTGGTACCAGTCGGTTTTAAATGCGTGTGAACGCCGCTCATGCCGGATGGCAAGGTCGGTATCAGAATTGTGAAATTTGGTTTTGTGCGCCATCTGTTTTCTCTGCTGGCGCAGCAGGTGTCAGGTGTTCAGGCTGACGTGCGAATTGTAAACCAGAATGCCAGGAAAAAACAAAACCCGCCGAAGCGGGTTAAGTGCGGGTGCGTTGAGGATGCCTGACACATCAGAGGTGGCGAGGGATTTCTCCCCCGCCAGGTCTCTTACTCCTCAGGTTCGTAAGCTGTGAAGACAGCGACCTCCGTCTGGCCGGTTCGGATTCGTACCTCGCAGAGGTCTTTCCTCGTTACCAGTGCCGTCACTATGACGGTTAAACAGATGACGATCAGGGCGATTAACATCGCCTTTTGCTGCTTCATAGCCTGCTTCTCCTTGACCTTTCGGTCCGTAAGAGGCTAATCTCTATGTGTCGCATAGATATGGCCTCAGATTAATGTTAAGCGTCTTGCAGGACGCGTAATGTTAACTGGGGCTTTTCTCTATCTGCCTTTTGGTGTTCATGCCTGAGACAGATAGCCTCAAGCACCCGCAGTAATTCTACTTAACTAAGATTTCCCCGCAAACCGTTTTTGTCCGGCACAGTAAATATCCAACTAAACCAATGGCGTTCGCTGTATTTACCGCCAGTATTCAATGCACATGACCGCCATGAACACCCCTAAAAAAAGGGCATTTATATATCCAAATATTAATATCAAAACATCAACTTTTTCTATATACCTTGCTGTGAAGATGATGGGCATACATGATACGAACAACCAGAACGCAACAAACAAAAACTGCAATGCGTTTTTCATTATTCCTCCTACAATCAATGTGCAATTACATTTAAACACACCTCAATTTGGCCGGACATATAAATATCTAAACCAGAAAAAATCACTTACATAGCGTTACAAACTCTTTAGTCTAAATATTCATCGTAAAACATTCCCCATACTTATCAGCCCGTTCTGCGCCAGGTAGCTCATTGCCTTATCTGGGAATCTGTAATCAGGTTTCCGGATGCTGGTGGATTTTCGCGTTTTAGTTGTTCATAAAAGTGCACAGCTTTAACCAGTTCTTCTGATGTAACCGGGACTGGCGGGGCAGTGAATAAGGCCTGAATTTCATAGTTCGGCCTGTCGTTACAATCCTCTTTTTTCGGTACATATTTCCAGTCACCAGACCACTACTTCCCCTGAAAGTCCGTAACGCCTTTTTTTTCACGTAGCGATATCGCCATGCCACTGTTTTTGCTTGCCCCGCCGTTTCATGCCCTTCCTGATAATTAACCTCGCTCATTCATCGCCCCACTCATCACAATATGCTTCGACCGGAGTTTTTCCTGCTTCATAATCATCACGCCATGCTTCAGCATCAGCAGCACTGCCACCACGTAACTCTGCATAGTCCATTAACAGTTCATGCCATTCTTCAAAACTGACGTTGTATTTAGTTGAACCAAAATCAGCCATTTTGTTCTTCCTCTTCGTCTTTTATTTCGTGATATGAGTAATTGCAGTAGTTAAAGAAAATATCTTTTGCTTCGTCATGTATTTCATCAGGCGTCGCATCATCATCCACTTCGAATTCATCCTCGAAATCTCCACCGGCTATTCCCGTTTCAATAATTATTTTAAACTTTCGCATTTAACTACCGCCCTTTCGGGCGGCCTCCTGATGTTCTGAGGGTGCAGAAATCCCTCCGGTTAAGGATTAAATTTTTAACAGAGCTAAATTTAATTATTCAGTTCTGGATTTTGTCGCCCTGCGTATCCGCGCTTTCGCGTTACGCTCAATCTGAATTAGCTTTTCTATATTTTTTCGCCTTTCCCGCTCCTCCTGACGCAAGAGCCTTACATCATCTGCCAGTCTGGTTTCTCTTTTCGCCACAGAGAGCATCCAGTCAAATGGCTCCACAACTGCACCGCAGATTTTACAGCGGACCTGACGCTCTTTTTCGTCAACCCGGACAGAGGCGTGATGACAATATGGTCTTTCCGATGGCTCATAAAGAAAATTAACCTGATTACGAGGGTCATCCTCTTTTACCGGAAATAAAACGATATTGCTTAACTCATCCTCTGGTTTTATTTCCATGCTCCTCTCCTTTGATGCGAATGCCAGCGGTAATTGAAGCCTGATAGCTAATTTCACTCACAGTACCGCCTCCTGAAAATTACCCTGATAGAAAGCCAGTACACGCTGCATAGCTTCACTCTTCCGGCACTCGCGACAGATTATGTTTAGGCGACTGTCGTAGCGACGTATTTCTCCGTCAGGTAACGACCAGATAAGGTCCGGATCAACCACAGCAGGTTTCTTCACCTTTGCCCTCGAGAGTTTTTTGCGGGCGTTTTGCCAGTCCTTACGCGCCTGTTCAGAGGGGAATAACCCGTAGCCGGAGTTGTATACATCGCCGCTGGCAACCAGCTCTCTTGCGAGAACGCTCATCAGATATCTTGTCGCACCTGTCTTGACTTCCAGTTGCCGTAACGTCTCACGCCCACTCTGGCGTACGAGTTCAACAACCTGCCCTTTAATTTTTTCTCGCTCTTCTTGTGTAAAAACTTTTGCCACAAGCCCTCCTGAAAATTACCTCATGACCAGAAATCAACACTTACCCCCTGAAGCCCGGTGGAATTTCGGTATCCGGTTCAGAAATATGATTCACACAACGCTGGTTGTTCGTGCCGCTTACCGGGAGCAGCCAGGGGTTTTCAAAATTCCGGTCCGGTCCAAAAAACGTCGTCGCTCGCTGAACAAATTCCGTTCCCGTTTTCCCGGTAGCCGCAAGGTATCTTGCGTAACGCCTCACGCCATCCAGCATGGCCTCTGGTGGCACCCCCTCGCGTAATCTGGCTTTCCAGGCACTGAAAGCGGATTTCTTCGGGTTTGCCCCGGCACGCAACGGGTATTCCCGCCAGACCTGTTCGAACACATCAGGATAATCCACTCGTCCCATAGGCTGCCCGGTGTTTTCCGGGACTACCCGATCGGCTTCCCGCTGAATGGCGGAATCGGCTTCAGGCTGCTGAAGTTGGTGTGATTGCTCCTGCCTTGCGGTCATCACCTGCTGCACAGCGCCCGAATCGGCTTTCAGCGCATACGCTGAATCGGCTTCCGGTGTCGTGCCTGCGGGCTGGCCAGGAGTGACGGTCTGAACATCCCCTGCCTGGTTCGTGGCGTTTTTTACGCCATGGACCATAGTGTTTTGATCTTCTTGATCTGTATCTTTATCTGTATCTTTATCTGTCGTGACTCGTCGTGACATGTGCGTGACATTTCGTGACTCGCCGTGACAATCTCCATTTTGTTCCCGCTTTCTTTCCCTCTCTCGCTGCGCCCTCTTGCGCTCTGCCGGAGATTTTGCGGTTTGCGAAATATTGCCGTTGTCCTCTTTCAGCACCTGGCGTTTTTCCCATCCAGTGATTAAATCACCATCAAGTACCCGCCCCTGCATCGTCTGCAAAATTGAATCAATTACCTCTTCTGTCACGTCGAGCGCACTTGCCAAATCTTCTGTCGTGACATCAATGTGACCTCGCGTGACATTTCGTGACGCGCTCACCAGGAGGTGGATATACACTGCCATCACTGTTGCAATTGACTGCCCTGACACCCTGGCAATTGTTCGCCACTTAGGGTCATTTGGCATGTCATGCCATAATCTGAGCCAGGCGTTAGCCATACTCACCTCTTCTGATACCGAATCTTTTTACTCACGAGTTGCCGGAAGTGATTCGATATGGCTATTATCACTCAATGCACTGCCACAGCATTTCCTGCCGGGCCACCACGGTTCATCTGATTGAAACCGGCGATTGCCACTGCGACAAAATCATCAGCGTCTCTCACCAGTCGCTCCCGCGTCTCCACCAGCTCCCGAAAATAAGCTGAACTGTGGCTGCGCATTCTGGCCACCAGCAAAGGTGGCATTGCCTTTTCGATCGCTGGTAACAACGCCTGAATTTTTTCAACTGCATCAGGGGTATCTTTCTCTACCCAGCGGAAAATTTTCTGGGTATTGCGAGCCAGGGCTTCCGGATGGCTGTCGTCATACAGTTCTGGGAACGTCATACCCAGTTCAAAATAAGCCTGGGTTATTTCAGCTGCCGGAACTTTTTCACCGTCCGGATGCGCCCAGGCATTCATCGCCATGCGGATGTGTTCATGCTTGATTTTCATGAATCAAGCTCCTAGAAAGTGGTTGTGTTAACGTTTTGGTATCTTCCAGCTCGGGCCAAATATTCATCCAATCAAAAGGCCTTAGTTGCTGACGTGTAACTTCACCATTACTGGCTCGCTCAATAAGGACACATAACGATGCCCCTAACACTTGACCTTTACTCAATGCCTTTCTTAGATAACCGATGCTGGTACCACACTCGCATGCAAACATACGCTGTTCATCTGACGAAAGAGAATTGAGAAATATTCTTAATTCTTCCATAGCTACTCCTTAGTAAACACAGCAAAGAATACCCACAGGTAAACAAAAGTCAATACCCACAGGTTGTTTACCTTGCGGTAATCGCATCTATTATTTACCTATGGACAAATATGAATTTAGACGACAGCAACTCATCAAAATTCGTGATGAGAAATGCGATGGTAAAGCGGTTAACGTGGCCAGAAAGATCGGGCGCGAGCCTTCTTATGTATCAAGAATGTTGTACCCAGAGGGGAAAAAGGGAAAAAAACGGATCGCTGATGATATGGTGGAGATTATCGAAGAGTCCTTTGGGTTACCCCGGGGATGGATGGATGGTATCGTTTCATCATCAACGAACACAGCCTCCAGTTATGAAACAAGGGTTCTAACGCCACGACAACGTATTTTTTTAGATCTCTTAGACGAACTGCCAGAAAGTGAAGCGGATAAATTATTAAAAACTCTTGAAGAGAAAAAACAGTATTACAATATGATCTACGAAGAAATCCGTAAAAAGAAAGCACAAAACGCATCATAGCTCACCAAACAACTAGTCACCAGTTAAGACACCGCGAAAATTTACCCATGGGTATTTACTTTTTAAATACCTATGGGTATCCTTCTTTTCATGCCAACCCACCCCGCCCCACAGAATGCAGGGCAATACTTCGAGTTACCAGGCAGTGGTCAGGGGTTAAGTAGCCAGCCCGAGGCGTAAGAACATGACGGCAGGGTTCAACTTTAATAACTATGCAGCAGGTTTTTGTTCCGCTACCCCGGCGTTAAGGGGAAATGAGGTCAGCATGGATACTATCGATCTTGGCAACAACGAATCTCTGGTGTACGGCGTGTTTCCAAACCAGGACGGCACCTTCACCGCAATGACGTATACAAAAAGCAAAACGTTTAAAACCGAAAATGGTGCCCGTCGCTGGCTGGAAAGAAACTCAGGTGAGTGATATGGATTTTGACACAATCATGGAAAAGGCTTACGAAGAATACTTCGAAGGCCTTGCCGAAGGCGAAGAAGCTCACAGCTTCAACGAATTTAAACAGGCGCTTTCCAGTTCGGCAAAATCTAACGGCTGATAAGCGAAACAGCACCGCGAGGAATCAGTATGCAGAAACGAGAACCCGTCATCATCGCGCCAGACTATACCGATGATGAACTTTATGAGTGGATGCACCAGAAAATTAATGCAGCGCAGGATCTGAAATGGGCCAATGAAGCCAGGGCTAAGCAGGCTGAAAATCTGTCCGCTCTGGAGCAGGATATCACCAATCTGGAAAAAGCAGCGGCATTAAGCATTGCCAGAATGATTACATACCCGCGTTAATAGCTAACCAACGAAGCTAAGGTTGGTAATTAAGGAGTTCTCCACGGGTGAGGTGGAGTGCGTGCGCCGGACACGGGTGAGCATCCGGCACTGACAGTTTACTGAAAGGATATTTCCCTGAAAAGTCAGACCATAACGCGAAAGCGCACGGCGAGGTAGCTGGTTCATAGATAGCCTGTCGTTAAATTTTCGTCGACCGTGCGCTTCCGGTTGTGGCACTCCGCGAAATGGCGCGGCGGTAAGTATGGCGGGGTTATTCCTTCCCCCGTTGAGGACACCGGGTTGTCAGGTTGACCATACGCTTAAGTGACAACCCCGCTGCAACGCCCTCTGTTATCAATTTTCTGGTGACGTTTGGCGGTATCAGTTTTACTCCGTGACTGCTCTGCCGCCCTTTTTAAAGTGAATTTTGTGATGCGGTGAATGCGGCTGAGCGCACGCGGAACAGTTAAAACCAAAAACAGTGTTATGGGTGGATTCTCTGTATCCGGCGTTAATTGTTAACTGGTTAACGTCACCTGGAGGCACCAGGCACCGCATCACAAAATTCATTGTTGAGGACGCGATAATGGAAACGTTATTACCAAACGTTAATACGTCTGAAGGTTGTTTTGAAATTGGTGTCACTATCAGTAACCCTGTATTTACTGAAGATGCCATTAACAAGAGAAAACACGAACGGGAGCTATTAAATAAAATATGCATTCTTTCAATGTTGGCCCGTTTACGTCCGATACAAAAAGGATGCTGGCAATGAATACAGCATTTGCACTTGTTCTGACAGTTTTTCTTGTTTCCGGAGAGCCAGTTGATATTGCAGTCAGTGTTCACAGGACAATGCAGGAGTGTGTGACTGCAGCAACCGAACAGAAAATTCCCGGTAACTGTTACCCGGTCGATAAAGTTATTCACCAGGATAATAACGAAATCCCGGCAGGTCTTTAAAACAGTTCCGTAATAAACATCCGATTTCATTCTTATATGCCAGCAATGGCAGGGATTTGTTCACCCTTAAATCTGTAATGAGGTAAAACAAAATGAGTAAAGTCTTTATTTGCGCCGCCATTCTGGACGAACAGGCAATACAGGAAGAAGGTGCCGTCGCTGTAGCTACTGCCATTGAAGCCGGTGATGAACGTCGCGCCCGCGCAAAATTTCACTGGCAATTCCTGGAACATTATCCGGCTGCTCAGGACTGCGCTTATAAATTTCTTGTTTGCGAGGATAAACCCGGTATACCCCGCCCTGCCCTCGATTCCTGGGATGCTGAATATATGCAGGAAAACCGCTGGGATGAGGAGTCTGCTTCTTTTGTCCCGGTTGAGACTGAATCCGATCCGATGAACGTCACTTTTGACAAGCTGGCCCCTGAAGTACAGAACGCTGTCATGGTTAAGTTCGACACATGTGAAAACATCACCGTTGATATGGTTATTAGCGCACAGGAATTGTTGCAGGAAGACATGGCAACATTCAACGGACATATCGTTGAAG